CAGTGGGTTCCGGTCATAGCCCGATGATTGATTTTCCCAACAGCCCAACACTTGGTCAGATATTCTCCGCTGCCGGTGCGAACTGGCGGTGGGATGGCGTCAAGTGGGTCTATTATTCTGCCGGTGGCAGCAGCATAACAGTGAGCGATACGCCGCCGGTCAGCCCTACAGCCGGTAGCATGTGGTGGGACAGTGTCGGCGGGCAGCTTTATATTTGGTATGACGATCCCAGTGCCGACCCTGGTCAGTGGGTTGCCGCTACTAATTCACCTGGGCCGGTAGGACCGCAGGGTGTACCCGGTACGCGCAACCTGCTGCATAACTCGATGTTCAACGTGGCGCAGCGCGGCGCGGGGGCGTTCGTAACGAGTGGCGTATATACCGCTGATCGCTGGCAAATGGTGCTTAGCGTTAGCTCTCTGTCCATTACGGTTGTCGCGCTCGCGGATGCCGACCGTACCGGTATCGGCGACGAAGCGGCGGTATCGTCTTTACAAAGTGTCGTTGGGGGAACCGCCGGCGCAGGCGATCTGGCGTTCTTTGTTCAGTCGATTGAAGGTGTGCGGCGCACGGCTGCGAAGACGGTAACGCTGAGTTTCTATGCCAAGGCGAACGCCGGCACGCCCAAAGTAGGGCTTAACTGGGCGCAGGGTTTCGGTACTGGAGGTTCGCCCAGCGCTCAGGTGAATGGGTCGGCGCAGGCGGTGACGCTCTCGACAAGCTGGGTGCGTTACACCGCGACATTCGCTATTCCATCGGCGGCGGGTAAAACTCTCGGCACGGCGGCGAATGACAGTCTCGCAATCTATTTCTGGCTGTCATCGGGAGCGACCAACAATACCCTGGCTGGCGGTATCGGGGTGCAGAGCTTCACCTTGCAGATATGGGGCGTACAGCTCGAAATCGGCTCGGTCGCGACCGCTTTAGAGAAGCCCGATCCGCGTTACGATCTGGCGAATTGTCAGCGGTTTTATCAGACCGTAGTCTGTGGTGCCCGGAATTACTTCAGCGCTACGCCTTCCAGCGTTTCTGCGCCGTCTTCATGGCCGACGATGCGAGCAACCCCGACCACTGCGCTCGTCACGGCGGGGATCAATGCGAACACCGGCGGCACCTATACATTGAATGCAGCCTATCCGAATGGGGGATATTTCAACTTTGTCGGGTCGACGACGGGTGACAGCTATGCGCTAAATTATCTTTTTAGCTTATCGGCGGATCTGTGATGGCGCAACCATACCAACTCGTCGCAACGCTCCCCGGCACGGCGCTTCAGATCGTGCAGCGCATCGCGGACGGCGCATTTATTCCGTTCGACCCTGCCAACCTTGACTATCAGGAGTACCTTGATTGGCTGTCTAAGGGTAACCAGCCCGACGCTGCAGAGGCTTATAATGGCAATTGATTACCCGGCTAGTCCGGTCCTTAACCAGATATTCACCGCTGCCGGTGCGAGCTGGCGCTGGGACGGCACGAAGTGGGTTGTTAGTGGTACGGGTTCAGGTGGCAGTATAACTATTGGTGATACGCCACCGGCTTCGCCGACTGCCGGGTCGGGTTGGTGGGACTCTACCGATGGGCAGCTTTTTATCTGGTATGTCGATCCGGTTGGGCCAGGGCAGTGGGTTCCGGCGACTAACCAGTCCGGTGTGTTTCCTGTGCCGTTGCCGATCGCGCAGGGCGGCACCAACGCCGCGACGGCGCCAGCCGCGCTAACCTCGCTCGGTGCGGTCGCCAAGGCCGGCGACACGATGACCGGCGCGCTGACAGTGTCCTCCGGCAATATCACTACTACGACCGGCAGCTTTGTCATGGCGGCAACGGGCGGCCTGTTCAACGGCGCGAACGCCGTGATTAAGGGCGCGGCGGTTGGGGGTTATACGGTGGTCTGTGACAACACCGGGTTTAATTCGATCTCGCTCGGCCCGAGTGGCGACCAGTCGAACTATTACGATCAGGGCGCGCATCTCTTTCGCAGCCGCGCCTCCGCCCAGTGGATGCAGATCAACAGCATCGGGACCTACAATGTCTCGGGGAGTTGGCTTACTCTCTCCGACCCGTTGCTCAAGGAAGATGTCACCGCCTACACGCGCGGCCTCGAAGCGCTCTGCCAGCTCAATCCGGTGACATTCCGCTATGTAGCCGGCTCCCCGTTCGCCGCGCCTGAGCCCAGAGATCCGTTGATCGGGCTACTGGCCGATGAGGTTGAGCCGCACATGCCGGAGCTGGTCGGTGAGTACACCGACGACAAAGGCCACACCGTCGCGACGCTGGCGCCGGGTAATCTGGTGTATGCGCTGATCAATGCGGTCAAGGAACTCACCGCCCGCCTCGAAGCAGTCGAGGCTAAATTATGATTGATTTTCCTAGCAGTCCCAGTATCGGCCAAATCTTTACCGCTGCAGGTTGTTCGTGGCGCTGGAACGGCGTCAAATGGGTTGCCAATACGCCGGCGGCGGTTCCGGCGAATGATATCGGGCGCAACTTGATCCACAACCCGATGTTTAATGTGGGACAGCGCGGCGCGGGGCCGTTCACGGTGAATGGCTACACGGCGGATCGCTGGGGGATCGTGGGAGTCGGCGGCGACACATTCAATGTGTCCAGAAGCGTATTGAATGATACTCAACGATCCCAGATCGGCGATGAAGCAGCGGCGTTTTGTTTACAAAATACAGTTACCGGAACTGCTGCTGCGGGGGCCGGCACATTTGCGTACCAGGCTATCGAAGACGTTCGGCGTTTAGCAGGCAAGACGATAACCGTCAGTTTTTGGGCTAATACTGGAACCGGCCTGCATGTTGGCGTTTCGTGCAGTCAAGTTTTTGGCACTGGTGGTTCGCCGTCACCTACTGTCAACGTCAACGGGCAGTCTTTTACGTTAACTGGTACATGGACCCGTTACAGTGCTACATTCACCTTGCCGAGTGTTTCGGGTAAAGTGCTCGGCACCAACAACGATCACAGCACCACGCTTTATTTTTGGTATTCGGCGGGCGCGAATTTTGCCGTGCAAGCCGGCAGTCCCGGCGTGCAATCCGGTATCATCAATCTATGGGGCGTGCAGCTCGAAATCGGCAGCACCGCAACTCCGCTCGAAAAGCCCGACCCGCGCTACGATTTGAGTAATTGTCAGCGGTTTTATCGTGTCACCCAGGTTCAAGGCGGGGGTTATGCTGTTGCAGGAACCGTCGTGCAAGCCCAGGGGCACGCTCCCGTTACCATGCGCGCCCAGCCTACAATGGTGGAAACAAGCGATGGCAGCAGTAATTTGGGGACTGCGGGTTATGCAGCAACCAATCCCGGTGTTGGAAATGTCACGATAACGGCGACTGCTCCCGCAACAGGCCAGTGGTACATGAACAAATTGTTTTCACTTAGCGCGGATCTGTGACATGGCGCAACCCTATCAGCTTGTTCCAAATCCGCTTGGTGGAGAACCAAATACGGTCTTGCGAGTTGCTACTGGAGAGTTCATCCCGTTCGATCCGGCCAACAAAGATTATCAAGATTATCTCGAGTGGGTCGAGGCTGGCAACCAAGCCGATCCGCCCCCGGAGCCCATCGGAGTTACTGATGCCACGTGAAATCCTGATCGACGCACCGGGTGCCGGTACGTGGATCATGGACCGCTGTCAGGGCGTGTTTCGCCAAGACATGGATCACTCGTTTAGCACCCATGATGACAGTGGTAAAATCCTGGGCGGGTTTGTTTTATGTCAGTATCTCGGCGCTAGCATGTCGGTGCACATGGCCGGCGAGGATAAGCATTGGTGCAACCGGGAATTACTCTGGCTGGTGTTTCACTATGCCTTTGTACAGCTCGGATGCACGAAGATGATAGCGCCGGTGCAGTCTGATAATTACGCCGCGATCTCGCAGGATCTGCGTGCTGGTTGGCATCTCGAGACTGTGATCCGCGATGTCTACGCTCCTGGCGTCCACATGATGGTTCTGACCATGGCGAAGGACACTTGTCCGTGGCTGGACTACAAGCCTAAGACATGGATGCCTAACGTGAAAAGGATCGCCTGATGGGTAAGCCTTCAGTCCCGGCGGCGCCCGACTACACACCCTTTATCCAGGCGTCGCAGCAGACAGCCGCTGCTGACTCGCACGCCGCTGATCTACAGTTTCAGCTTGGCGAAGACACGCTGAAAAAACAGGATGCGTACGCCCAGCGATCCGCCGATGTCGGCGATAAGTATTACCAGATGGCGCAGGACTCGGCGCAGTGGGGCAGAGACCAGTTTAATACCGTATGGCCTTACGCCCAGGATTATCTAAAGCAAGAGACCGGGGTCGCGACTGAGCAAAACAAGGAAGCGGCGGATACCTACGCCCGGTACATGAGTACCTATGCGCCGCGTGAGGACCAGTTTGCCCGGGAGGCTTTTGGCTGGGGTTCGCAGGCGCGCCAGGACGAGGCTGCCGGCGCCGCCAAGGCCGATGTGGCGAGCGCGTTTCAGCAAACCCAAGACGCCGCTAAGCGAAGCTTGATGAGCTACGGCGTCGACCCCTCCCAGGGTCGGTTTGCGGCGCTGGCCGATGTCGGGAATTACCAGCAAGCCGCTGCGTCGGCGGCGGCCGGCACGACGGCTCGAACCCAGGCCGAGTTGCAAGGCAAGAGCCTCGAGGAGACCGCGCTGCAGATAGGCCAGAAACTCCCGGCGCTGGGGCTGGGCCAGTTACAAGCTGGGTCGGGTGCCGGGGCGGCGGGGCTTGGCGGCGCGAACCAGGCGATTGGTACCGGTGTCCAGAGCGGTGGCTCGCCGACGGCTTATGCCGGGTTGAGTAATCCCTATACGCAGCTGGCTGGTTCTTATGGCACGGTCGGTGGCAGCCTTTTTGGTGGTGGCACGTCGGCGCTCGGCAATATATCCAGTGCGATCAGCGCCGGCGCCGGGGCGATGAACAGCGGGTTCAGTAACCAGATGTCGGCGTACAACGCCAAATATGCGCAGCAGTCGGATTTGTGGGGCGGCATTGGTAAGATAGTTGGCATGGGTGCGGGCTTTGCGATGTCCGATCGTCGTCTTAAGGAAGATACCAAAGTCGTCGGGCATGTCGGAGCTTTACCGTTGCATACGTTCCGGTACCGCGACGATCCTGCCCATGCTCTCCATGTCGGCTTTATGGCCGATGAAGTTGAACAGGTCGATCCCGGCGCCGTGCACACCGTAGCGTTGCCCTTCAAGGCAGTTGACTACAACCGGGCAGTAGCCTCGGCGTTGCGATTGTAGGAGGTTCATATGCTTGGCGCGTTTATGTCTGGGTTGACCTCCGGTATGGAGTCGATGCTGAAGCTCCGCCAGCAGGCCGACGAGCTTCGGATGCAGCTGGACTCTAATGAGAAATTCCGCCAGGCGTCGGCGGAGCGCGGCGCCATCCCTACCGGACCGGATTATGGCGGGGGTGGGGACCCAGGTAGTTCACCGGATTTCCCGATACCCGATACTTCCACTACCGGTAGTGGAGGTGGTGGCGCCGGTGGATCTGGTGGCGGTGATGGTGGTGTTGGAGATACTTCGGCTACTGGCGTAGGTCATAGTGTGCCGATTTCTGAACGCCTTGCCTACTATCAGAAACGTGCGGGTGAGTTGGGACTTAACTATAACGCAATCGCCGCGACCGTGCACGGTGAAGGACTGCATCAGTTTCACGGCGACAAGGGTAAATCATTTGGTGATTTTCAGCTTTATACCGGCGGCGGTATGGGAAACGAGGCCGAACAGGCTGGCGTCAATATTCGTGATCCAAACCATTGGAAAGAGGCTGCTGATTATGCTCTTGGGCAAATGGCACAACACAAGAACGATCCTGGTTGGTTTGCCGGTCAATGGCACGGCGCTCCAGGGTGGGCGGCGCAGACTTTTTCCGATCCAAAAGCACTAGCTCCCCGTGGCTGGTCAGTGCCGAATTACATATCACCGGCGCCGGTAGCATCGGCATCACCGCCCGCGTCGAGATTAGCTGTAGGCGGAGCTATTACCGGGGGCGCGGGTCAGCCTGCGCCGGGGTATGGGTCTACGGCGATGGGTGACGGCGTCAACGTCGAGCAGCTTGGTACGGCGGCAGGTGCCGGCGCTGCCGGTTTGGCTCCTGGCTTTGTGCGTGATCCGGTTACTCAGCAACTAACCATGAATGGTAGACCGCCCGACACGTATATTGGCGGCGTGCTGCCGGGCGGTGGCGCCGTTCCGGCGTGGAACGCACCAACACCAGGACCATCACCATCAGCGACGGCGCGCTCGCCAGCGGTAACCGCGTCGCACCCGATGACCCAGAAGCAACAATACGACGCCGACATGGCCGCCGGGCGCCGGCCGGTGTTTCCGCCGGGCCAGAAGTTTAATTCTCGCGGCGAGGCTATTGCCAGCGACCTTAAGCCTGCTTTACCGGGTGCTAGCTTTCCGAAGACGTATACCCCGGTGCCTGGATATGCGATCTCGCCGACTGGTGAGGTTACAGGTGGTCAGCGCGCGGATGTGAGTAACCCGGACGATACCAATCAGTGGGGAGCCCTTGCCTGATGCCTCCGCTCGATAACAGAGATTTATCGCCGGAAGAAACTGCGGCGCTCAACACCGCCCCGCCGGATACTCCGCCACCGGCTGCGGCCTTGAGCCTGGGGCCAGTTTCCGGCGATGTCGGGAACGCCGAGCCTCCGGCGCCACCACCAACAAAGGCGCCGGGCTACCAGCCGCGCGACATACAACCGGCGATAGCCAGCCAGGCTATTTCCGCGCCTGAACCCGCGAAGCCTGTTCCGCAGCAGGAGCAGGCACCGGGGGATATGGTAGCTCAGGTAGGGCCGGATTTTCGGGGAGCCAGGGGCTCACCCGAACACGCGCTTGGCGACAACGAACACCCGCCGGTAACCGAGAAGATCAAGCTGCCGCCCGACCGGTTCACCGCGCTGGAAAAAGCTGACCCGGCGATGCACCAGGCTATCCAGAAAGCCTCGACCGATGTCGGCGTGCCGGCGATCGACCTGGCTAACCTGGCCTGGGCGTCGAGTAGATTTAACCTTAAAGCGCCCGGCGGGCTTATGAATGTCAGCCCGGCGGAAGCAAAGCAGCTCGACCCGAGCGGGTCGTTCAACCCGTCCGACCCGGTGGATAACGTCTATCTGGGGGCGGTGAAGTATAAGCAGCTCGCTGACCGGTATGGTGTATCTACCTCTAGCGCGCTTGGCGCCTATACCTCTGGCGCCGACACGATCGAGCAGATGGCCCGGTTGTCGCCAGAGGATCAGCGCAAGCATTTTCCGCAGGTGTTCGACCAGCTGCGCCAGCTGAGTGCTCCAGACAAGGACCGCGTCGTCGACGACACGACGACGGCTGCTGCCCTGAAGGCGGGCGGCATAGCGGGGCCAGTTGTTCAAGGCGAGGAACCACCGGCGCCGCGCCGAGTGCCGGAAGGTAGATTAGGTTTAGAGTTACGCAGTCTGCGTCCGGAGCCGGGTGCGCCGACAAACATGGCGCAGGTAGACGCGGCCAGTGCAGCGGAAGCACGGCGTAGAGCTGCGGTTCCAGTTAGTGAGATGCCGAACCCGCCGACAGACCTGGCGCAGGTAGATGCGGCCGGGGCTGCGGGAGCCCGCCGTAGAGAAAACCTCGAGCTGCTCGGCCGGGTTGCGGCTCGTAACCAGCCACCTGTCAGCGAGATGCAGAACGCGCCTACGGACATAGGGGCGGCGGATCGAGCTAATACCGCGCAGATGCAGCGCAGCGGCGCTATTCCGGGCATGGATGTCGAGCCGGTGCGGCCGGAGTTCCAGCCGCCGGGAAGCCAGTTCGCTGATCCGATGACGGGTCAGCGCGTCGCACCACTGCCGGAACCGACGACGACAGTTCCGGAGATGGTACGCGCTGGCGGTCAGGCTGTTGCTGATACTGCTAGAAGTGCCCTCGCCGGTGCCGGTCGTGCTATGGCCGGTGTTTATGGACCGGCTACACCGTCGGCTGCCACCTACCAACCGGCATTCCAACCGGCACCTCAACCGGCACCTACTCAACCTGGCGCGCCTCAACCGACACCCCAACCAGCATCTCCGCCGGGCGTCGACCCGACTACTGGCGCAGCGCTGACTACCGCGTTGCCAGCAGGCACCAACGTCGAGCAGCTTGGAAGTTCACAACCCCCAGCTGCACCAGGTGCACCCGGTGCACCGGGTGCACCACCAACTGCACCTGCACCACCAATACCACAGCCCAAACCAACGCCGCCACCGGCAGCACCTACAGCTGCGCCAGAACCAACTGCTTCCCAGCTGAACCAGCAGGAGCTGGAGCGTATACGATCTGGGCAACCATCGGCGCTGCCCGGTACTACACCTGGGCAACCCGGTGCACCAACCCCTCAAGCGCCGCAACCTCCTGCCGGCGCCCCGACGACCGCTGGCGCACCAGTAGTCCCGACAGCTACCACCTCAACAGGCGCGGTCACGCAGCCCGCTGGGCAGGGCCCAGGGGTTCCGGCAGTCGGCGGCCCTGGCCAGACCAGGGACGTACCGCACGTCACCGGGTCGGGTAATATGACGCCGCAGGGATTTATATCCGCTGCGGTGCAAGGCGGGCCGCAGGGAGGTATGCGGTACATGGTCGCGAACGCGCCGCGCGGTATGAGCACCAACGATATGTGGCCACACGTGGGTACGTTACTGGAGCAGGCGTATATCTTAAAAGGCGACATGGTGGGGGCGCAGCGTGCCCGCGAATATGTTTTTCAGCAGCAGCATGTCGGTTCCAACCAAGCCTTGATGGATGCCTACCGGGCGATGGCGGTCGGTGATAGCGCCGGGGCGGCGCAGTTCCTCGCTAAGTCTCACGCGTTCGTACCCGACGGCAGTACGATGTCGTTCAAGGTCGGGCCTAACAATACGCTATGGGGCCAGCGCTTTGCCGACGGTTCCGGTAACCAGCCGATGGGCGGACCATTCCAGGTGACGCCGGGGGGTATCGCGACGATGCTCAACCAGACCCTCGACCCGCAGCAGTTTCTGAAGACTTTGAATGCCGAGCGCGAACTGACCCAGAAGATGGTTCACGACCAGCTGATGACTGGCGTCAGGCGGGAGGGGATCCAGACGACGGCGGAGACCCAGGATCTCAACCGTGCGCAGCGCGCCGCAACGGCCGAGGCGGGTCAGACAGCAGCTACTGCGCGTACTCAGTTGCAGGTCGACGCGGCAAACCAGCGCGCCGAAGAAGCCAATCAGCGGATGCGCGACATCGCGGCAGCCAGGACGGGTCAGATTGCCAACGCCCGGCGTAACGCGCTGACTAAGGAAGCAGATAATTACTGGAACCCAAATACAAATCCGCAGGATTTTGCCGGCGGTGACATGTCCCCGGCACAGTTGTCACAAGCATTTGATATTCACGCCGGCATGCGAACGGCTACTCCTGATCTGCAACCTAGATCGGCGGTGGATTTTACTAAGAACATTCTAAATAACAGCTGGTCGGTACGTCCAACAGCCGACGGCCGGCTGGCGGTTCTCGACAAGCCCAATAACAGCGGTAATGTTCGTGCATACTTGCCGGGCTCGATGGCGTCGATATTTGGCCGGAGTGTCGGTGAGACGCCTGTCTCAGCAACGCCGCAGCCGCCGCAGCAAGGTCAACCTAGAAGCGGGGCGGTAGCTCGATGATCGCCGACGACGAAGAACTACCGGCTGCTCCCGATCAGCCAGACCCCTACGAAGCGGAGCTTGACCGGAGTATCTTTGCGCCGCCGCCCGCAGAACCGGAGCCGGCGGCGCCGATCGAGCAGACGATAAGCTCGCCCACCGCCGAGCAGCTCTACGCCCCGGCGCAGGCGCTGGCCAACAAGCCACTACCCAGCGACGAAGAATTATTAGCTCCCCAGGCGCCGTCGAAAGAACCGCCCAAGGGGGTGCAGTGGGCTGGTGACGCATTCACGATAAACCAGCCTCCAACCGCAGCAGCGTCGGATAAGGAACCACTACCGCCTAAGGGGGTGCAGTGGGCCGGGGATGCGTTCACGCTGGGGACACCATCGCCAGAGAAACCCGCCGAAAAACGCAGCATCTTTATGGAGCCTGTGGTCGGGGCAGCGCGCGGTATCACCAGCACGGCACTCGATCTGGTGAACGTGTTCAACACCGTCGAGCGGAAGCTTGGCGACTGGACGGGTAGTGATTTCTTCAAGAACCTGGCATCTGCCGATCAAGAGCTGACCGATACGATCCAGAAGAAAACTCAAACGGCGCTGGCGCCTACCGTCGCGGGTCTTGAAGACGTCATTAAAGATCCGTCGGCCTCGAACATCGCGCGCTACGGGCTGGGCAAGTTCGGCGAAGTCCTGCCGATGATCGCCGAGTACGTCTATGCCGGCGTGCCGGCGATGGTCATCGCTGGTATTATGACCGGCGCTGACAAGGCGGCGCGCGAGAACAACGGCGATTACGGCGCGACCATGACCGGCGGGTTCGTCGGTGGGGTGGTGGCTGGCGCCAAGGCGCCGTTCCTTGCAGGCGCCGCCGGTAAAAGTCTGGTCGAGAACGTCACCCGCTCGATGATCGGCATGCCGCTTATCACGACGGCTCAGGTAATGGCTGAGCCGCTGCCTAAGACGGTAGCGACCGGAAAATATGAACCGCCGACTTGGGGGCAGATCGCCGACGCGGCAGTGAGCGGTGCGATTGGCGGCGTGGCGGGGGGTGTTCATGGTTATTACCATGGCCGTACTCCGGCGGAAGGGCCACCGGTCGAGGGAGGAGGTACCGGCGGCCGGGATCCCGACCACGAAGCGGCGATCAAGGAGGCGATGGGCGAGCCGGCGCCATTGCAACTAACCGGGCCGCCGGACCGTCTGGCGCTGCCAGCGCCCTCTCTCGAAAACCGCGCGCCGGTACCGGATGTCATTCCTGCCGGCCCGCCGCCGGCGCCGCCACCAGCTCCGAGAACTCCCGAGCAGTTGGCGATGGATGTGGAGGAGCCCCCTAGGGCTCCTCCTCCGACTGCCCCTGCCGCGCCCGCCGCGCGCCCGCCAGAGCAGCTCGAGCTTCCGGGCGGTGCACCACAGCAGTTGGGGCTTCCCCGCGCTCCTGAGGCCCCGCTGGCGCCTGCTGCCCCGTTGGAGCAGCCGGTGCAGCAGCGCTTACCGCTGGTCGAGCCAGAGGCACGCCAGGGCGAGCTGCCGGTTACCGCGCCGCAACAGGAGAGGCTGCCGCTTACCGGCGAGGAACCATACACTGGGCGCCCGACTGCGCCGCTGGCACCGGAACCCGAAGAGATTGCCGCCGCCAGGGCGGCGCCGGAAGAACCGCCAATACGTCCGCCACTGGGCCCGACGCCGCAGGGCGAGCCCGGCTGGACCGTCGAGCGCGATCACACCGGGCCCGGCTACGTCGTTAAGAACGCCGATGGCAATGTGATTGCGGTCGGGGATACCGCCGAGCAGGCGATGCAGTTCGCCCGTGCCCGGTCGCGCGACCAGACCGCTGCCGCTGCGGAAAGCGCCGCGCGAGCAGCTGAGGCAGAAGCCTCAGCTGCTCGCCAGCCGGGGCGCCTAGTCAAAGCCGAGGAGGCTCCCCCCACTACCGTAGTGGAACCGGCTAAGCCCAGCGGCGGGATGAACCGGGGCAATTTGATCGGTAAGCTGATCGATCTCGGCCAGGACGCACAGTCGCTGCGCCGCATGAAGATCGGCGAGCTGCGCGACGCCTACGACCAGGCGGTTGCACAACCAACAGAAGCTCCTGCCGAGGCTGCCCCGGCAAAGCCTGCCACGGTCGGGGAGCAGCTGAAGACCAAGCGCCAGGTTGAGAAGGCGCGCCTGGCCGAGCAGACCACAGGTCTACGCAAGAAGGGTCAGGCGTTTGTCAGCGAGGGTGAAAGCCTACCAGCTAAGGAGGAACTACCCGCAGCTAAGCCCGAGCCCCGCCGATCGCGCATGGCTGAGGAGGCGCGCGCTGAGGTTGAAGCACAGCCCACGCGTTTCGAGCCGGAAGCAGCTGCTGCGGAAGAAGCTGCCGAGCCAGCAACCAAGGAACGATCGACGAAGACCACCAACCTGCCGCGCATCGCCGAGGATCTGGTGGGCGACATCCTGTCGGGTGAGAAGACCCACCAGGAAGCTCACGAAACCTATGGGGTCGAGAAGCCGGGGCGTGGCAACAAGCGCACCTATCCCGAGATCGCTGACTACATCGAAGACCGAGTGAACGCAGCGACCGACGAGACCGGCAAATACCAGCCGAAGATAAAGACCATGGCGACCGACCAGGCCGTCATGGACAGGGCGCGCAAGCTGCAGCAGCGGGTCAACCGTCGCGACCCGACGCTGACACCCGAGTCCAAAGCGGCGCAGGAGCGTGCGATCAACGCTGCGCTCGAACGCAACCGCGAGGTCCGTGAGCGCGCCACCGAGTTGCGCGCGATGGTCGACGAGCTGCGCGGCGGCACCGAGGAAAGCAAGGCAGCCGACCTCGATACGTTAATGGAGAAGCTGCGGCGACAGACCGAGCAGCTCGAACGCGGCGAGGAGCTCGATGCGCCGATGACAGCGGCGCAGCCGAGTAGGATGCGGCAGATCGCGGATAGACTTAAGGGCAGGGGCGAGGCCGTCCGACGGTTGTTCAGGGCGCCCGAGATTAATAAGCCGTTGCAGGACATGATCCGCCGCGACGGCAAGGGCGGCCTGGGGTCGAGCGCCCACGACTACCTAGACGCCATCATTAACAACTCGATGGCGCGATCTGTCGTGCCGCACGCGGTAGAGCTGGCACGCCAGCTAAAGCGCATCCTGCCACCCGATGTGCGGATGATGACACAGGAGACCGGGCGCGATCTGTTCGGCCGGGAGATCAAGGAAGGCGCTGCGGGGTCGTACTCGCGTGAGCTGGATACGATCTTTATTAATTCTAAGCTGGCTGGCGACGAGTACAGCCACATCACCAACGCGACCGTCAACACATTGCACGAGGGGCTGCACGCCGGCACGGCGCATTACATTGATCAGCTTCTCAGCGCTGAGCAGGCGCGCACGCTGACCCCGATCGAAAAGCGCCACCTCGACGCGTTCCGGGCGATCGACAGGGCGGTTCAGGAAATCCGGGCGAACCCGCCCCGGCGCCTTTCTGATATCGAGGACGCTAGCCTGGAATACGCCAATAAAGACCTGCACGAACTGACGACGATGTTGATGACCGACCCGATCGTTCACGACGTTGTGCGGGGTGTCAACGCTAGTCCCGAGCTGCGCCGGGATCTCAACCGGCTGGGTTACGGCCTGAAGTCGACCAATACCGTATGGGACGCATTTAAGAACACGATGTCGCGGGTGCTACGTCTGTCGGGTAGCACCGCGCAGGGCGATTTCCTCGACCATGTGATGAGCCCGATGACCGACATCGTCGAGGCCGCCGGCAGGTTCCGGGCATCGCGCGAGGCAACGATCCGGGAGGGAGCGGAGACTAAGCAAGCCGAGCGCATGATCACGAAGATGGCGCTGGACGACGCGGCGCGGGATAGTCCGCTCAATAATATCCCTGACGCCCGCCAGCGCGAGGCGGTGCGCCCGCTGGATGAGCATCTGCAGGAGCTCGACGCGCCGTTGCGGGAGCGATCCAAGGATGCGCTGGACCGCTTCTGGATGAGTGCGCTGCGTGGGATTGACCGTGCAATGGTCAGCCGGGGGGCGCGCAAGGCTGCGCTGCTGGCAGCGCCCCGGAACGCGGTGGTCAGCCATAACGAGGATATCTTCAGGTCGCGCGACCCGGACGCGCCGCGTAGTACGCCGTTGCAGGATTGGCGTGCCGCCGACCAGGCGGTGTGGCGAACCACGATGCAGGAGCAGGAGCGCTATGCCGACCGGGTGAAGAACCTAGTGCGGCGCATGGTCGGGCCTGAGAAGATGGCGATCGCCCAGCTGATGAACGATGTCGGCTACGCCAAAGTACACTTAGGTGAAAAAGACGTCGCGGCGGACAACCCGCACATCAAGGCGGGGACCGACCAGGCCAAGGAGATGGAGCGCCTCAACGGTGTGTATAACAGTTTAACGGCGGCGGGGCGGGAGACCTACCAGGGCTACAAGCGGTATTACCGCGAGACCTACGCCAGGGAACGCAAGGCCGAATTCGAGAGTATCGTCAAAAAGGCGCTGCCCGACATTACTCCGGCGGAACGCACGGCGCTGGCCGAGCAGATGACCACCTTGAAGAAGATCAACGACCTGATCCGTGCCCCCGACCGGACACCATTGGTGGACGCGTTCGCCGAGCGCTGGCAGCACAACCGCGCGATGGTCAAGGAAATCGCCAAGGCGCAGCGCGCGGGCTTTGTCGAGGGAGATTACTTCCCGCACAGGCGGTACGGGGAATATGTAATCACCTACGGCAACAAGGACACGCCCGATTATGGCGTTGAGATGTTCGAGACTAGCAGCGCGGCGGAGGAGCGCCGGCAGGAGATTATCGCCGAGGGGAAGCATGACGTGTCGCAGGTGTTTCTGAAAGCTAACCATGACGCGGTGCGTGCCAACATCCCACGTGATTTGATTAACCAGCTCGAGGATGCAATCACGCAGAAGGGGCTTGGCAAAGACCAGGCTGAGGTTGTGCGGCAGGCGATGCTGGGGCTGATGCTGAAGAACGGCACCAACCGCAGCGCTCTCCAGATGCGGCGAGCGGGCATCAAGGGCGCGGGGCTGGATCCCGAGAAGACCCTGGTCAACGACTACGGCGCCTTCGCTTCGCGCATGGGGTACCTGTTGCATGGCGGTGAGCGGGCAGACGCAATGCAGGCGATGGAACGCCACTACGAGCGGATGCGCATGCAGGGCGACGGCCAGGAGACGACCCACCGCCAGGCGGCAGCGGCGCAGGAGAAGCTGGCACAGCTGCGCGCAGCTGGTACGGTCGAAAACGACCCGGCGATGATGGCGGCGCGTAAGGCGCTCAACCGCCCGGCGCCGGCCAAGGAGGTCGCGCGGGCGCGCGACGTGATCGACAGCTTCAAGGATCGCTCCGCGCCGATCGACGGCGACATGTCGTCGAGCGTCGTTGGGAAAGGCGTGCGCAGTTTTAATACCCTCAGCGCTGTCTACCAGCTGATCCGGCCGGCGCATCTGGCGGTGCAGGTCATCGACAGCCATGCCAAAGCCGAGAGCTATATCGGCGGGCGGCATGGGTTTGGCGCGGCGGCCTTGGCACTATCCAAGGCGGTCAAGGATCTGGCTCCACGGGCGGCGATGACCGGCGGCAGGGCGATGTACCGGGCGGTGATGGGCGAACTAAAGACCGCCGATTGGGATATGGCGGGGCTGATGCGCCAGAGATTAATCGACGCCGGCGGCAAGGCGTCGGAGGTGAACCCGCTGATGGATGCGCTCGACGCTACCGGCGCCCTGACCCATACCCAGGCGCGCGCGGTGCAGCGCATGTCACGGCCCGGTGCGTTTGATTTTGCCGGCCGCAGCGGATCCTTTCTCAGTAACCTGCCGGGCAACCTGTTGAACATGTCGACCGTCGCCGAGCACACGATGGACGTCATGAACCGCACCGCCATCGCCAAGGCAGCGTTCGACCTAGAGCTGCGCCGCTCTGGCAATATTGATCAGGCGGTAAAGTATGGGGTCGAGGAGAGTTTAAAGGCGATGCCCGATTACACGCCGGGCAACAAGCCGCCGATCGCGAGCCAGCGCGGAATGCTGGGGCCGTTCGCCGCGCCGGCGATGCTCTACAAGCTGTACGGCATGCACACCTATTCGACCATGGCCAATCTGGTGAAGCAGGCGGCGACCGGCGCCGAGCGCGCCGAGGCGGCGAAGGCCCTGGCCGCGACCCTGGCGTTCCACTCGATGCTGGTTGGTGTCCTGCCCAGTATGTTTGGGGTGCCGGTCAACGCGGTTCTCGGCGCCTGGGATCTGTTCTCGGGTAAAGACGCGCCGCACGATTACGAAGCCGACATGCGCAACTCGGTCTCGGATCTCTTCGGCCCGACCGGTGCCGCGCTGGCGTCGAGGGGTCTACTGGGTGCGGCCGGCGTCGACCTGCACCGGTCCCTGAAACTCAGTAACATGACCGACATCACCGGGCCAAAGACCTTTGACATGAAGGGGGTGGGCGCGGCGGCGCTGACCGCGCTGACTGGTGCGTCAGGTGAGCAAGCGCTTCAGTTTGGCGATGCGTTCCACAATCTACTGTCGGGTAATTTTGGCAAGGCGACGACCCAGCTCATGCCGCGCGTCGCCCGCGACGCCTTGCAGGGGTACCAGACCGCGACCGGAGGGCTCAAGGACTCGCGTGGCCAGGTGACATTGATCAAGCCACAGGACATCTCGCCGGTGGATGTCGGGCTTAAAGTTCTGGGCTTTAACCCGCAGCCTTGGGCCGAGAAGCGCGACAGGCGCGAAGTGCTGTACGAGCGCCAGCATGAGATGGAAGCCGACAGGAAGCACGCCGAGGAAGGTTACATCCGCGCCTACCAGGCGCACGACATGGCGACGGCACTCAAGGTGTTGAAGGCTTACAATGACATGCACCCAACGGCGCGCATTACGTCGGCGCAGATGACGAGCCAGATCAAGAGCATCGCGCAGCGCTCGAACGATCCGCGCTTTGGCGGGCTTAATATTCCCAAGAAGCAACAGGCCGAGGCATTGCGCGCCGTCAGGGGGTTTGGCCCATGATTTTAATCCCCTGCACTTTTAAAGCAGTCGTGCTGCATGAGTGGCGTCGTCGCCACCCTCGTCGTTGGTGGGGCTGGTGAGACCCGTCATCGGCAGCAGGGTGAACGTGCATCACCGCGAGCCGCCGGCGACGCCGGAAGAGGAGCTTTTAGAAAAGCTCTACTGCGAGGAACTGCAGCAGGCGATCATCGCCTATGAGCTCGACCCGAAGAACTTTTTCCGGTTGAACAAGCGCGGCACCGGGCGGAAAATATAGGTGTCGTACAAGGAGTAAAGATAATGGCACGAGTCGTACGCCCTGTCGTCGTTGCGAAGGGAAAGCCGCGTGTCGTCCTCGATAAGGAAGACCTCGCGGAGATCCGCGCCGGCAAGGGGCGCCCCAGCGCCGCCGAGGAAGCACGCGAAGCTAGGGCCGCGAAGATGTCTTTAGGCGCGGCTATGGCGAAGAAACCCCGAGGAAAATAAGTGAACCGCCTGCTGGCCGCCGGCTCGCTGGTGGAAACCGACCGCCGAAGTATTTCTGGCTATGGGCTGTTGGTACTGATCGCTGCCCTTGCCGGCTTTGTCACTGGGTTCCTTGTCGGGTTCTTGACATATGGCGCAGCCTAAAAAGAAAAAGACAAAGCCGACGGTAGATAAACAACCGAAGCTGCACGAGATTGACTTCGAGGGTAAGTTCGATGACGCGGTCGCCCGGCGCGAGCGGGCGTATCGTGAGGCCAATAAGCGCTGGCCGCTGTTTTACGTTCGGGAGGAACCGATGATTTATAAGGTTACGATCCACGCGGATGCGATCCACGAAGAGGTAACCACTTCGGCGGAGAGCGAAGAGCAGGCTAAGGAGCAGGCGGTGTACTCAGCCCTGCAGCGCCAGATGCAGGCGGCGACGGTCACCGTCGAAGAGGTCGCCGCTTAGTTTCTCTCGAGTTTCTCCAGCGCCGCGCGGTAACGCTGCAGTGCCTCGGCCCCGGAAGTGCCGACTTCCACCGTGTAGACTGTTAATTTATGAAGTTTCGCGATCCGGCCAAATTCTTTCAAGGTCAGGCCAAGCGCCTCGCGCCGACGCGCCAGCTCGTCACACTCGGCTGGTGGCTGTGGCTTACTTAGGGGGCGCCCTGTCTTTACAATAGACTCGGTCTGGGCGCGAACGGCGTCTGCGATCGCCGGCCACGCTCCGCCCTTCGCGTTGATTACTGAGCGGTCGTGCTTCACGGCTCGGGAGGCTTGTAGCTGTCGATCATCAGCCTGAGAATGCTGGCGCACGCCTCCGCGCCGCGCCGACGGTCTTCGAGGACGCTGCGCGCGGCGATGGCGTCGCAAACTCCCGCGCACCATTCGATGGTCTTGGGGTCAGCCCAGTCCGGCTTACGCACGTTTCCTCCAGTTGGGCGGCTACCGTAGTAGCCACCCACCCAGAAAAATCTTAACGAGGGATCGGAGCTGGTGGCAGCGGGTAGCCCACGCTCAGCGACGGGTCGACTGCGACGTAGCGCCAGCCGACGCCGGGAATACCGGCGACAACCCAGAATGTTTTGGATGGCAGACCCTGATCGGGATGACCGGGTGTAACCGGCAGCCCCTGATCGGGGCGTGCCGGCGCGGCCGGCGGTCGCGCGACGGGGTGCCCAGGAGCCGGCGGGAGCCCTTGATCGGGATGGCCGGGCCCAACAGGCAGCCCCTGGTCAGGGTGGCCTGGCGATGGCCAGATCGCTCCAGGTGGCACACCTGGAGGCGCGGGTACGATTGGGTGCGCCGGGGTCGGCGGCGGCCACACGCCCGGTGGCGGGGACGGTAGGTGCCCTGGCACCGGCGGCGGGTATGGTAGTTCGTGCCCCGGCAAACCGGCCTCGGGCAGATCGTGCCCAGGTAGTCCTGCTGCCGGGATTTCGACGTTTAGATAGCCGCCTGAAACATGGACTCTCGGCATAGTAAAATCCTTCCTTTGCGTGACGGCGGCATGCCGCCACTACGGTAGTGAGCTACTCCTAGTTTGCTACAGCGATGCGACGGGGGCGCCCCCGGCCGCGCCGTTCATGCGGCGCGTTCTTGGGGAGGTCTTTCACAAAGTCGGCGGGGCTCGTCGTGATCAATCTTTTGTAGCCAAGCTTGACGCTCTCGATCCGCCCCTTGGAGATCAGCGCCGTGACGTAGGACCGCGACACGCCAATCGACTTGGCCCACTCGGCGATCCCCCACGCGACCTTATACTCGTCCGATACAGGCAGGCGCGGATGACCGCCCAAAGCCATAATAGAACTCCCATACTTTCAGGAGCACATAGAAGCGCACCCTTGGTGCGATCGTCAACCCTGGTTAGTGGTCAGTGATAGCCGAACGTATCACGCGGGTGGTCGTAAACGAGTTCGCCCGTGGCCATGTTGACTCCGACGATCGGGCGCTTGTCGCCAGACCGGCTATGCTCGCGGAGCTTCGCCTTTATGCGTTCAACTATGCGCAGATCACGATCACGCTTCGTAAGCTGCTTGGTCGTGTTACGCATTCCCCTTAGCTCCCAAACCAGAACCTGCCCAGCGCTACGCCAGCGGCGACCGCCGCCGCTAACGTAAGTACGGTTTGCAGCGCGAACTTGCGGGTTTCCCATTTTATTTCGAGCCGCAGCTTCTCGCCATACTGGCGCGCTTTTTCCTGCGCTTTTTCCTGATCAAGTCGTATATCCTGCCGCAGCTTCTCGATGTTGACGGTCATTTACTCGATCCTCAAATCCTGTTCCAGCTGATCACGCTCGCCCATACTAAGGCCGCAACGAAACTACCTCTGCCGGCGGGCGCGTCACGAACTCCCCCCATTCTTCCATCAAAGCACGCC